GCTGCCGCCAAGAGCTGCAATCGCCAATGCACCGCTTAATCCGTACTCAGCTACAATCGGCAAAGTAGGAGCAATAAGACTAAGCCCCAACGCTGCAAGTAAAGCGCCGGCGCCTACAAGCAGCATAGCCGCGCCGAAGGCGATAAATCCGACCGCCCCCGCCGTCAACGCTGTACCCAAAGCCGCCGCGCCTGCCGCAAGACCGGCAATGACCGCTACAAGACCAAGCATAACGCCTATCGCAAGAGGTCCCGCATTTGCAAGCGCTATCGCCGATTGTGCAAGCAACGCAAGCCCGACACACACCAACAAAACACTTGCGCCCATACTCAAAAATCCTCTTGCAGAGCTTGCCAAGCCGCCGCTTGCGTTTTGTGCTGTCTCTCCCGCACTTCTCGTTCCGTTTGCAATGTTTTTAAGCTTTTCGCCGATTCCACCCGACAATCTATCCTTTAAGGCTTTAAGCGGTGATATAAACGCCATAAGTCCGCTGCCTGCAGACTTTATTGTATTAAATCCCTTAAACGCAAGTGCAAGCCCGATTATAACAGGTATGCAATTGCTGATTTTGTCTGAATTTTGCGAAATAAAATTGCCAAAGGTCTTGAGTATCGGGAAAGCGTCACCGAAGGTGTCCGCAACCGCATTTCCGAGCTCTTTAAATACTCCGGGAAGCTCGCGAACAATTACGTCAAGCAATGTTGGCAAAGCCTTGATAAAACCCGATACAACAGCCGCCGCTGCCTTAATCAAAGGCGGCAGCAAATTTTGCGCAAGTGTTGGAAATTTATCCGCTATTATCGGTGCACCTCGCTCTATCAGCTTACCAACACCACCCAGAGCCTTCTCAATTGCGGGAATAACATTATCCCCGAACCTCTCTGCCGAATAAATTAGGTTATCTATACAACGGTCAAAGTCGCCGTCACCCGACACAAGACTTGACAAGGTATCCTTCCACGAGGCTTTAAGCATATTTAAAGAGCCCGATATAGTGCTCTCCGCCTCCTTCATCGTTGTACCGGTTATATCCATATTTTCCTGTACAGTATGTATCGCCTCAACGATGTCAGCAAATTTGTTTATACTGTAATTTACATTTTTGCCCTGTGCTTTTTTCAGTGCGGACGCATCTTTAAGCAGGCGTTTCATTTCCTCTTGCGTGCCGCCGTAGCCAAGCTTAAGGTTATCAAGCATTGTATAATTCTGCTTTGCAAAGCCTTGATATGCATTCTGAATACTCGCCATATCCGTGCCCATTTTGTTAGCGTTATCCGACATATCAACAAGAGCTTGGTTGCTGAGTGCCGCCGCCTTTTCGGTATCACCCTTTAAGCTTGATATAAGGCTTGCCGAAAAGCTCGTTACCGTGTCCATATATTCGTTTGCTGAAAGTCCCGTCGTTTTAAACGCGCTGTTTGCGTTGTTTAAAACCGCGCCTGCACTCCCTTTAAATAACGTTTCAACACCGCCGATTAGCTGTTCGGTGTCCGCATACGCATTAACCGATGACGCAACAAGCGCTCCAACGCCTGCGGCGGCAACCGCCGTTCCTTTCACAACATACCCCGCGGCTTTTTTTGCACCGTTTCCAAGTGCGCTCTGAACCGATTTTAAGCCGCTTTTTAGCTTTTCAAAGCTGACGTTTGCCGCCTCTTTAAGTTTTGTTGCGAATGCCGCCGCGCCGCTTTTCAGTTTCTCAAACGAAACCTTTTTTATCTCTTTCAACTTTGAGGTGAAAGCAGACGCGCCTTTTGCACCGTCATTCAACGCCGTCCGGTTATTCTTTATGCTGCCCGTCATTTTGTTGACATCTTCAGTCGCTTTCTGCGCCGATTGCTTTATTCCTTTAAAAGGGTCAGCATTGTCCATATCAATCCCTTTTAATTTGTTCATATCGCTCATCAGTTTTGAAAGCGCATCTTGATTTGACACGCTTACGCCAAACTCTATTGCGTTTTGGCTTATGCTTTCCGACATCTCTATCGCCTCCCCCTCGATTTGTTCGCCGCATTGACCTGTTTTATCGCCTTATCAAGGGCAATATTCGCCTCCAAAGCCTCTTGCGGTGTCATATGATAAAAAACATACTCGTATGTAAAGTTGCCAATATCGCTGAAAATCAGCCTCCAATAAGCCCAGTTATCATTTACCCGTTTTCTTAGTTCCGCCTTCGTTTTCCTCTTTCCGAAAGGTGCCCTGCATTACCTCGCGTCCAAAGGCAACAACCTCGTTCAGCTCATCAGCGTTTTCAAAATCATCAACATTGACCTTTGGGTCTATAATTACGTTTTTAAAAATATACTCGGCAAGCTTGTATACCGATGTGTTGCTTGTGCCGTCAACATAGCACTCATCTATCGCTTTAAGCGCAGCTGCCAAACCGTTAAACTGCGCGGTATATTCAACATCATTTATGATCTTTTTTATCTGCTCAAATTTTTGCATTTTTGTTTCCTCCTATGGCTTATTTCGGGGGGACACTCTGCCCCCCCGATACAATAAATTTAATTTTGTAGTTTCTGTGTTGTTGTATATTCATAATCAAATACGGCAAACTCAAATTCGCCGTCGGAATGTTCGGCTCCATTCTCTGCACTCGGATAATTTTTTAAAAGAGCCTTAGCCCCGCCGAAGATTTCGCGTGTGCTTTTATTTGTGCACCAAATAGGGAACGGTTCTGTAAGTTTTGCAAGGCCAAGCAAATAAGAATATTGAGGGCTTGTCTTTTGCACAGGAATTGTCACCGTACCCAAATCGTTGTTGGTGGTGCTTATTACACAATCCCCCTGTACGCCGTAAGAAGTTGAAAAAAATTCTTCGTCCTTTTCGCCCGTTACACCGTCTTCACCGATTCCCGTAATTGTTACCTTGTCTACCGTAACAACCAAGTCTTTACTATCAAAATGTGTAATTGCCATTTTAAATTACTCCTCTCTATATTGATATCTCTCCATTGACCTTGACTGTGTGAATTGCGCCCGCAAGCTCAAAAGTAAAAGCTCCGCCGACATAGCGTCTTGCCACCCTGTCTGTATCACTCTGTTCCTCGCGCAGAGAATAATTAACGCTGTACAAATATTGGTTTGTATCTGTATCAAACGCAATCATTCCCATACTTGTCGCCTCTTTGAGAACAGTCAAACATTCCGCTTCGAGCATTGCAATACCCGTGTTGTCATACGGAACCTTGCCAACGCGATTCAAGAGCTTTTGTGTGCGGTATATAATCTGATTTATAATCCAATCTTTACAATCGATTATATCAATATATTCACCACTCATCGTCTTCCCCTCTGATGTGACATTATCTCCTGCCTTTTCAACAAAAGTAATGCCGTTTGCATCGTGTATCGCTTTGAGCTGTGCATCAGAATACGTCATCGGGTCGATTCCCTTTAAAATCTGATTTTTATAGGTAAAGCTGCCGGGTGTCATTGCCGCCGTTTTGCCGACAAGTGCGGCATTCGCAAGAGCGTTTGAATGTACGAACCCGATGGTCCGCTCACCCGTACCCAATGCGGTAAGCTTTGACACATCAGCCACAACGGGGAATATCAGCTTATCCTCTGTCGCTTCTATCGCCTGTGCAATTGTTGTCAGCGTTGCCGCGTCAATATCTATCGGCACAAGCGCACGCCAGCTTTTATTTAAAATGCCCGAAACAGCCGCTGAAACACCGTCCTTTGCCGCGACCCCCATAACCGCAATCGTTTCGGGGCGCGGTTTCTGTGACAGCATAAGCTCTGCCGCCTTATAAGTATTGGTTGTTGTTTCAAACCCTGCTGTTTTAACTTCCTCAAGGTCTGCGCATTCAGTATAATCCGCCGCCGCGCCTACAGAAAGTATTAAGGGAATACCAAACCCCTCACTCCCGGCAGGCTTAGCCAAATCTATTTTTACAGTAACATCACTTGACATTAGTCTTTTTCCTCCTTATTTTTGTTCTTGTTGACAGCCGCTTTCAAAGATTTAATGTCTTTCTCAGCCTCATTCAATGCCTTTTTAAGAGTGTGGCAATGCTTAATCAGATTTTCATACTCTTTTCGTTCGATTTTAACGAATATTTTATCAGACATCTTTAAACACCTCCGTTTTTTATAACACGCCCGTTAACTTCAATGTCATCGGTCGTTGTTTCATTTTTGAAACTAATCTCATTCATAAGCCCGAGTTTAACGTCAAAGCCCAGTCTGTATTCATAGTCAACAGACAAAAAATTATCGCGCGGTACAATCTCGCTTACAGACAAAATTACAATGCCGTATTTCTTTAAATACTCCGTTGCAGCTTTAGAAAAGTAATCATATGCCGATATGGCAAGCTTTGAGCATTCACCAAAGTCCGCCGCGTTAAGCGTTATGCTCCACATCTGCGTTGCGGGTATCCTGTCCGTAAGGTCGTCATATCTGCTCCACGTGCTTTTTGCGTTATCAAGCAGGCTTGTTATTGTATAACTTAAAAAAGGGAGTTTAGGCAGCTTGTTTGCCGTGTTGCTTCTGATAACAGAAACGGCAAGCCCTTCTCTTAAACCTTTCACAATCGCAACCCTTATACTTTCAATGTCAATCATTAAAAATCCCCCTCAAAAACGCTGACCCATTTAAGAACGTATGAATATACCCCCGTATATTCGGCTTCATCGCAGCCCGTGTCGCTCTCAACTCTGTACACGTTGTTGTTAAAGATTATTTCGGCGTTTAAAAGCGCGCTGTCAATAGGCGATAACATATAAAGGCTTTTGTCCTTTGCCGCATATGCGCCATCAGAATGATACAGCTTAGAACTGCTTATCGACATCACCGCGCCCTCTGTCTCATAACGCTTAGGCGGCGGTGCGTACCACTCGCCCAAATCATCGTAATATCCCGTTTCTTTTATTTTACATACAAATGGGCGGCTGTATTTTTGTACAATCCGCCCGAAGTTAAAATATCGCATATGTCATTCCACCTTATAATTGATTGCACCTATCATATTTCCCGTATCGACAAGAGGATTTGAGCTTCCCTTGCGTTCTACGGTAAATCCGCTGTTTTCGGGGCTTGACAAATCGCGGGCATACTCTTTGATTACAGTTGTAACCTCTAATCCCAATCCGTTTAAAAATTGCTCCACCGAAATCGTACCCTTTATCACTTCCGCAATAAGTTTTGTATACTTTTTCGCCGCGCCTGAGCCTTTATCTCTCATTCCGCTTCTGAAAAACGAACGTTCAGGTATGACAATCTGTGTTGTCGTCTTTTTTAACGGATGTCCCTGTGCAATAAACCATTTCCGCATTTTATCCGTAACGGTTATCGTAAGTCCCCATTCGTGAACCGCCGCAATCTGCGCTTGTTTTGAGCCGCTCGGCATACCGATATTGACCTTGCGCCCGTTTAGCGTTTCAAGTGCGGCGAACGCCTTTTCAAATTTTTTCACATCAACCGTTGTTTTGACTTTTATGCCCATTTGCCGCACCTACTCCCACGCACAGGCTGTCGGAACGGCGCGCATACCGCCCGGCATATCATCACCAAGCAGCTCTTTTGCCAATCCCCACAGAATAAGGCTTATATCGCCCGAACTTACAAACGATTGCGACAATCCCGATATACTCTCAGATGTTACACCGGGATTGCCGCACATAAGCTCTGCATACTTCAAAATAAAAAGCCTTACGTTTGACGGAAGGCTCTCGGGCATATTATTCAAATCATATTCAAGGTTTGTGTGTTGATTTATCCACTCAAGCGCACTTTCGACATACATACAAGCCGCTGCATCAATCGGCTTAAGCGGAATATTAAGCCGCGTTAAATCCTCTTCCGTCATTGTCCGACCTCCTATTTTTGTCGTCTGTTGCTTCGCATTTTCGGCTTTGGTTCAACCTCTGCAGCCTTTTCCTCACACACGGTGTTCGCGTTTTCGGCTTTGGCTTTTTCCTCTGCAGCCTTTTCCTCACACACGGTGTTCGCGTTTTCGGCTTTGGCTTTTTCCTCTGCAGCCTTTTCCTCGCGCCGAACGTTAAAAAATGTTAAGCTCATCAAAAGTCCTCCTTATCAGCCTATTTTGTGTCTGAGGCACGCAATGGGAACTTTCTTTGCATTGGTCGCAAGTGTCCAGTTTGCCGCCTTGCCTAAATCAGCAATCGAGGGATATTTCTCGCCGTTTGCAAGTGTTGCGCCAACATTCCACGAAAAGCCGCGCGGATGAATAATCTGCGCCCAGCGATTAATTAGATAATCCTCTGCCCCGAGCGTATCTCTGTCGGTTTCAACCGTCTTAAGTCCTTCGGGTGTACCCGTTTCACGGATAAACGCACCGCCGCCCAAGAAATACGTATCATATACCGCGTCGCCCTTTGTGACATATGATGTGCCTGCGGTCAATTCAGTTGTGCAATGCGGCTGAATGTCTGAGATATTTTCGGTCGTAACTGCAATCGCACCGCTCGCCGAGGATTCCGCCGCCGTATAACAAGTATAAGGCATACCGTCGTCAACGTTTATCGTATAACCCAGATAACGCTCCATTTCGATGCTTGATTGTGACGGGTCAAATATCGGGTTACGGGTAATCATACCGTTTTTCTGTAAGTAGGTATAAACAGCCGAATGCATAAATACCATACCCAAACTTGAATACCTGTCACCCAAGACTTGCTTTGTATCGAGCGTTGCACCGTCCGAGATATACGCGTCCGCGCCGCTGTTGCCCGTTTTCGATGAAATATCGTTGATATGTGCTTTAATTGCGCCCGATGTCGGGTCAAGCAATGCTTTCAAGATTGCAAGATAAATCTTTTGTTCCTGAATATTGCGCCAGTCGGCAATGAGATTCGCAATTGCCGCCATAGGGTCAGCACCGCCGAGAACCCTTGACAGGTCTGTTGCACCCCACGCTTTTTGCCAAATCTGCAATGTTGCTTGCCACGACTTTGTTGTGATTCCCGTTGCCGAGAGTTTGCTCTCGCCGAATACAGACGGCTCGCCGCCCAATTCGTTCCACGCGGGAATCTCGATGAATCTGCCGCCTTTCGGCGTTCCGTTAATTAACTGTGCGACCGTTGCGTCCGATGTTGCAATACCGCTGTTTACCAATGAGGATTTTTCAACTGTTCTGTCCTCAACATACGCGGCGAACTTCTCGGGTACAACGACCATATCTGAAATACTTGTAATTGGCATATGTTTTTGCCTCCTTATAATAATTTTAATTTTTTACATACATTTGTTATTTTCGGGAGCTGAATAGCAAAATAATCTATCATTTCCTCGTTCTTCGCCCACGCAAAAGGCGGCGACAGTGCGCTGTCTTGCAAGCCGCTTTCGTTCAAAAATGCGTGTATAATTTCGTGCCTTAAAATATACTTTTCTACCCTCTTGCAATAACTCTCATCTTCATTACTATAATTGGGATGCGTTTTTAGGTGGCATATGACAATTTTTCTGTCAGTACTGTCACAAAATCCGTCACAGCTTTTATCCGCAAAATACGGCTCGTCCGAGTAATTTTTATAGGTTATTTCATATTCCGAACCTAAAATATCTACATACATTTGTTATACCCCCGCTTCGCTTTTGAGCTGTGCCGCAAGCTCGGGGTTTTCTTGCATAATCTTCATCTGTTCGGTGAGGTTGTATGTTTCCTTTGCGAACGGATTGTTTTGTCCGCCTCCGCTCTTTCCCTTTTGGGGCGCACGCGCGGACGATTTAAAGGCTTTATCCACTTCATTGGCGACAAGCGTATCAACGAGCTTTTTAAGGGTTGCCACATTCGTGCAAATCTCGTCCTCATCCTCACCCAAAACCAAATCAACGACCGATATTGCCGTTTCATCGCCGCTGTCTAAACCTATCTTTTTTATCTGTGATAGGGCAAACAGACGATTCTCTGCTTTCTTTACCGCATTTTCGCGCTCCGCTAAAGCGTCATCTTGCTCCTTGCGTTCAAGCTCAGCAAGCTCATCGTCGGATAACTTTTTACGTTTGAGCTTTTCAAGCTGTTCACGCAGTTTTTTGTTATCATTTCCGAGCTTATTTGTCGCTCTGTCAACCGCCCGCGATATTATCTTTTCAATATCCTCAGGTTCCGGTTCAGGTGTCGATGCCGGGTCATTTCCCGGTTCGGGTGTCTGCTCGGGTTCGGTTAAATTTAACGCTTTCACTATTGCATCAAACTGTTCCTGTGTTATACTTCCCTCGTCTAACTGTTGTTTAAGCTGTTCCAATGTCATTTTTAAAACCTCCTGTTTGAGTTTTCGCCGCTTTGGCGAACCCACATAATTTTATTTTGAGTTACCGCCGCCTATCCCACATTCCGGGAGTGATACACGACTGTTCCACTTATCGCCCTTCCGCCGATTCGCACGGCGGTTAATACCTAAAAAGGGCATAAAAAAACGCCTTGTTTCCAAGACGTTATATTATTTAGTTTTAGTGTTGGTTAATTCTCGTCATCGTCAAGATAAGCAAATTCGTCTGACATAGATGATTTAATATCATCTTTAGACAACTCATTTAAAAAACCTCCGTCGATTTTTTTTGATAATCTGCACTTCCGTCAAGCACGTTAAATTTTATATTACTTTCATTTTTCATCTAATATCATTCTCTTTATTTTTCATAGTTTTTACTCCATTCTATAAAATAGAATAACTCACACTGTTTTGAGCGCATAATAATTCACTTAGTGATTTGCTGTCAAAAAACTTATCGTTTATAAGCTCTTGAACATTCCGATATTTTTTAACATCTTTTCCGCACCACACTTGAAAGGTCGGCACATAATTTTCAACTTCTGACGTAACGCCGCACGGCTTTCCGTTATATTCAAAAACAATGTCATTAATACAACCCGATACTATTTTTATCAAATCATCTTGTTTCATAATATGTCCGAATTCTCCTTTCTTTCTTGTTGAGTTAATTCTCTTGTTGTTCTGCTTTTCAGTTTATCGCCGTCCCACTCATAATCGTGGGCGTGTTCGCCATTCACCCCATATGAATGATGTTTAGGATTACCGTGAGGAGTTGTGTTAATATCTTTACTCTTCAAGCCTTTTGCATCATAAAATGTTCGAACATCTGTTTTTTCGTTCGTTTTATGGTCTATGACTGAATTAGCCTTGTACGACTTAGGCGTTCCTAAATGTCCTGATATAACTTTATCTGCTTTTATTATACCACTTTTATCCGAATTGTCAACATATTTTGCTTTCCATTCTTTGTATGTCATTCTGCTTACAATTTCGGTTTTGCCTGTCTCAGGATTTCGCATAGAACGCCCCGTTTTTTCTTCAAGCTCTCGCTGAATATCATCGTCAATATACGGCACGGTCGTACATCGGCAGTTCGGGTGAAACGGATTCGCCGTCAGTCCCGGCTGATAGTCCTTCGTCTCAAAAACTTTTCCGTCCATCTCGCCGCATATACTGCACGTTTTTGAATCAAGAGCCGCGTCAACCTCGAACCTGTCGACATCAAGATAATCATATGTATCCCTTGCCGCCTCAGCCGAAATATACGCGCTTTCGGTATGCACAAGCCGTGCCGCGTTACTCTTTGATGTTTCAAAGCGTTTGGTAATCGCTCTGATAGAATCATCGTGCGGTCTGCCGAGTAAGATGTTTCGCGTAAGCTGCCGCGTTACCTCGCTTATAAGCGCGTCCTTATCCTCCCAAATCCTGTCCGAAAACGTCTTATTGTCTGCCGTCCAGGGTTTTGAAAGAACGGTGTTTAAATGCTTTTGGTTTACTTTTGCAGTATTTTGATATACGCCAAAGCCGTCCTGAAGTTCAAACGCGGTATGATAATATGTATCTTCATACTGTGCCGAAAGGTGCTCTTTGAGCTGATTTTCTTCGCTTATTCCAAGCCGCTCGGCAATGCCGCGAAGCTCAATTTTAAGCGCTTCAAATTTATTGATATGCACCCTTGCACTTGCATTTTCAAGCTCCTTTTCCCAATTATGTCGGATTCCGTTTTCTCTGCCCTTTTCTATGTACTCGTCAACTGTCCAATAAAACTCTTTAAGCTCTTTTGCCGAGAGAAGCTTCCTCGCCTGTGCCATTGACACACAATTATTGTCCGCAAGTCTGCGATACCACCCCGAGATTCTATCATCAAGTTCCTTAAGGGCATAATCAACCTCATTTTGAAGCCTTTCGGCAAGTTTTGTATTGTCCGCGTTTCGTGCCTCTTCAAGCATTCCGATACGTCTCTTCCAATAATCCGAGTTATTCATCACTTACCCCTTTATCTTGAATAAACGCAGAGCCGCCAAACGCGCGGCTGTATGTATCTGCCGCATTTTTCTGTTCTTCCGCTTCGGCTTTTATGCGCTGCATTTCCTGCTTTGCATCGGTTATATACGGAACCTGATTAATAAGCGTCTCCTGTGACAGCTGCAGTCCAAGGCTTGCCAGCGACTGCATTATCTCTCTCTCATTTATCAGCATATCACGGTTAAATATGACCTTTACATTTTCGTTGTCAAAGTCGCCCCGTCCCGTTATCCTCAAAAATGTATTCACAAACTCAAAAAGCTCTTCAAATGCCGCCTGCGCTTCCGCCTCGGTGTTATTCGCATCTAAATCTATATCGTTATACATAGACATTATGTTTAGCTGATTGGCGTTGCTTCCTATGCGGTCGTCTTTTGCGTCATAGCTCATCGTGTTTTCGATTAATGCCTTTTTAAGTGTTTCAAGTATTGCCTTATAGTTCTCGGCATTGACCTCAATTTTGAGCGTCTTAATATCGCCTGTAACGCCTTCTACAGTCTCAACCTTTACGCAGCCGCTTGACGCAAGGTTACGGCGGAACTCGCCCAAATTCTCGCCCGCATAATTGACAAGAACAAGTATCGTATTCCGCATATCTTCAAGCATATTGTCCTCAAAGTTTGAAATTATCGTATTAATTGCGTCCTGAATAGATTTTACACCTCTGATAAGCGGTGTTTCCTGCGCGTCACGCTTAAACGCAACAAGAGGGATTCTGTCCCACGCAAAGGCTTCACCGCCTATCATCAAATACGGCTCGTCTTCACGCTCGACATCGGGAATCAACATTCCGCCCTGCATAACATAATACTTAACGCCCTCACGGTCTAAAACCGTGACCTTTTTAACCGTTTTCTTTTTCCGCCCTTCATACACAATAACAGGCTCATATACCGCGGCAAGGTCAAGCTCGGTATGCTCATCATCGCTCCAAAAAGGCAGAACGTTGTATGACGGAAGCTTTTTGAATTTAAGCTGTCCGTTATCAATATACGGAAAAATCCAGCTTATGCCCCCGTTATATATATCTGTTCCGACATTTTTGATTGTGCGTTGAAAGCGTTTGTTAAAAATACCTTGAAGCAATGCGTAATACGTATCGTTCTCGGTTTCAAATGTTATCGGCTGACCAAAGAGGTAATTCGTCTTTTGAATCACCGCCTTACGGTATTGGTTATCGGTTATACGTGAATTGGGCAAGGCTGAAATCGTCACTTTCTGTCCGTTCTCGCCTATCATCTCCCGTTTTTTATTTAAAATTTCCTGTCTGCCGCCGTAATAACTCCAACCGTCAAGCATTTCCTTACGCGGCTCTGATTTGAGCCACGCCGTAAGTTCATAACAAATTATATCAAGCCGAGTTTTTGAGCTTTCCGCCCCTGCTTCGATAATTCTTATCGCCTTGTCCGTTCCTGCATTATATTCTATCATCTTTTCACCTACTTAAAACTGAATAAATTTGGCTTATCCGCCTTTTCGGCAATTCCCGTTGTCGCATCGGGAGCATCATCGTGCTTGTTTTTGCCCTCTTTCTGATAACTTGTCATTGCCTCGTAATATTCGCGCCATTTATCACGCCAATTTATAGGAAAGTATATATGCGACATAACCCAAGTGCTATTGGAAAGTATTCTTGCAGTCTTGTTTTTGCTCTGATGAAACCAATTTATCTTTGCTCGGTTTGAACCGAGCCGATAAAGCTCCCTT